AATGGCCTGACCGCTGTGACCGAGAGCCCCTCCGGCGCTGAGGAGACCAAGCTCTACGCCGACGACATCAAGTATGCTTCTCTGCGCAGTGCCGAGGAGTACGGCTACACCATCGAGGCATACACCTACCCGGACGAGTGGGCTCCCTGTGATGGTTCCGCAGAGGTCACCAAGGGCGTGAACATTGGCCAGCAGAAGCGCAAGGGTTTTGGCTTCAGCTGGGTGACCACCGTGGGCAACGACGTTTCCGACGAAGTGGGTCAGAAGATCCACGTTGCATGGAACAGCACTGCCTCTCCCAGCGAGAAGAGCTATGCCACCATCAACGATAACCCCGACGCGATCACCTTCAGCTGGGAGTGCACTACCTCCCCCGTGAACGTGACCGGTCACCGCCCCACCAGCCACATGGAAATCGACTGCTCCAAGCTGAAGCCTACTACTGTGAAGGCCATTCAGGACAAGCTGTGGGGCGCCGAGTCCGCTGAGGCAACCCTGCCCACCCCGGATGATCTGATCAAGCTGATCACCGAGAGCGAGGCTGCTTAAACCTCTGTTTGAAATAAAGGAGAAGAAAAATGCTGAAAAAGACGATGACGACCGTGGACTTTGGCGGTACCGAGCGGACTGAGGACTACTACTTCAATCTGACCCGCGCCGAGATCATGGAGATGGAGCTGAACACCGAGGGCGGCTTTGTGCAGATGATCAACCGCATCACCGCTGCCCAGAGCCAGCTGGAGCTTGCCAAGCTGTTCAAGCAGATCCTGTGCAAGAGCTACGGTGTGTTGAGCCCGGACGGCCGCAAGTTCGTCAAGAACGAGGCTGTTCTGGCTGATTTCATGGCCACCCAGGCATACAGCGACCTGTACTACAAGCTGGCATCCAATGCAGAGGAGGCCGCCGCATTCTTCGAGGCGATCCTGCCCGAGGATATGAAGGAAGAGGCCAAGAAGGCCGACAAGCAGAACCCCCAGCCCGGCCTGATGGTGCTGGAAGGCCCGAAGAAGGGCACCGACGAGCAGTAAGCCTGCCCTCACAACTGACCGAACATTCAAAATGGAGAGCACTCTGAAAAGAGCGCCTCAATGAAAACACCCCAGGGAGGTGGAGCGGGTGCTGACGTTAAACATTCCGGCAAAGCAGAGCTGGAACGCAAAGACAGAGGAATTTGTCTATTCGGAACCGGTAACGCTGAAACTGGAGCACTCACTGCTCTCCCTGGCTCATTGGGAAAGCAACTGGAATATACCGTTCCTGAGCAATCTGGACAAGCTGACCGTGGAGCAGTGGCTGGACTACATCCGCTGCATGACGATCACGAAAGGGGTAGACCCTGAAGTATACGCCAGACTGACGAAAGAACAGTATAAAGCCATTAACACATATATGGAAGCCCCGATGACCGCAACATGGTTTGCCGGGGAGCCAAGACCGAACGAAATAAAAAATAAAACGAAACCTCGACCGAAACGCCCGCCCAGGAGAAATGGAACGGAGACAACGGCCGAGATTCTTTATTGCCAGATGTTCACATACGGCATCCCGAAGGAGTGCGAAAAGTGGCATCTGAACCGGCTCCTTACCATGATCCGGGTCTGCCAGGAGAGCCAGGCACCGATGAAGAAGATGAGCAAGGGCGAACGGATGGCCCAGCAGAGAATGCTGAATGAGCAGAGAAAGGCCAAGCTGAAAACAAGAGGATAAGCATGTCGAAAGCCATCATCTTTCGCCAGAAAGGCGACTGGAAAAAGACCCGGAAATTTTTGAAGCGATGTTCCGACCTCGACCTGGACGACGTACTGAACCTGTACGGCCAGGAAGGGGCGGATGCCCTTGCGAAAGCGACCCCCAAGGACACGGGAAAGACCGCGGCCAGCTGGAGCTACGAGGTGACAAAGGGCAGGGAAAGCATCGTTATTACATGGAAAAACTCCAACATCGTGGACGGCGTGCCCATTGCGGTGATCCTGCAATATGGCCACGGAACACGAAACGGAGGGTATGTAGAGGGTGTGGATTACATTAACCCGGCAATGCGGCCGGTCTTTGAGCGGATCGCGGCCAGAGCATGGGGCGAGGTGAGGACAGAATGAGCAGGGAAGTGGACAGCCGCGTTGTTGAAATGCGGTTCGACAACGAAAACTTTGAGAAGAATACAAAAAAGACCATCTCGTCCATCGATAGGTTGATGGAAAAACTCCAGTTCAAGGGAGCGGAAAGCTGGACGCAGCCGCGGAGAACGTGGACTTTGCCACCATGCAGCGCAGTCTGGACACGCTGGAGAACAAATTCTCAAGCCTGAACATCGTAGCAACCACGGCGCTGGTGAACATTACCAACAAATTTGTGGACGCGGGCGAGAAGCTGGTCAAGAGCCTGTCCATCGATCAGGTGGCCAGCGGCTGGGACAAGTACACCGAAAAGACCTCCAACGTTCAGACCATCATGAACGCCACGGGCAAGAGCATCGATCAGGTGAACGGTTACCTGAACAAGCTGATGTGGTACTCCGATGAGACCAGCTACAGCTTCAGCGAGATGACCAGCGCTCTTTCCCAGATGACGGCTGCGGGCGGCAACATCGACAAGATGATTCCCATGATCATGGGCATTGCCAACGCCACCGCAGACGCGGGCAAGACGGGCTTTGCGTTCCAGAGCACCATCCGGAACCTGACCCAGAGCTACAGCGCCGGACATTTGCAGCTTCAGGACTGGAAGAGCCTGAACCTGATGGGTACGGCCACCAAGGCCCTGAAGCAGGAGCTCATTGACACAGCGGTGGAGCTGGGCACCCTGAAAAAGGGCGAGGTGACCATCGCCAGCTTTGAGTCGAGCCTGCAGAAGAAGTGGGCCAACACTGAGGTCATGGAAAAGACCTTCGCAAAGTATGCTTCCATGATGGAGGCGGCCTATGAGCTGACCCAGAAGAACCCGGGCATGACCAGCTCCGAGGCCCTTGAAAAGCTGAGCGGTCAATACGGTGAACTGGCAGAACGTGCGGCACTGGCGGCCCAGCAGGCAACCAGCTTTGGACAGGCCATTGATTCCACCAAGGACGCGGTCAGCTCTTCCTGGATGAAAGTCTTCGAGACCTTCTTTGGCAACAAGGAAGAGGCCACCGACACATGGACGGAGCTGGCGAACCGGCTGTACGACATCTTTGTGCCGCCCATCGAAGCGCTGAACGAACGGCTGAAGGACGGACTGAACAGCGGATGGAATAAACTGCTTGAAAATGAGCTGGGCGATCAGGCGGACGCTTACGCTTATGCCATGCAGCAGGTGGCCCTTGCAAGCGGAGCCATTACCGAAAAGCAGATCTCCGATGCAGGTAGTTTTGGCGAAGCCATCAAACAGGGAGGTATCAGTGCAGATCTTTTGAAAAAGGGCCTGGATGAAGCACAGGCAAGTGCAGAGAAGATGCTGACCCTGAGCGATGCCGAATTAAAGGCGCGAGGACTTGAGCGGGAGGAAATTGAGAAACAGGCAAGCGCATTTGAAGAACTGAATCAAAAGGTTCAAAATGGAACGCTTGATCTGGAAGGATACTCGAAACAGATCCGGGAACTTTCCGGCCGAGAGCATCTGGTGCAGAGCCTGTGGAACCTGATGGATGCAGTGAGTGCCATAGTGAAGCCCATCCATGAGGCATTTCAAGATATTTTCCCGCCAAAGACAGGCGAGGAGATCAAGAGCTTTGCACAATGGCTAGACAGTATCACAAAGAAGCTTATCATCAGTGATGATACGGCCAAGAAGATTAAGACAACCGCAGAGGGCGTATTCTCTGTTTTGCGGGTCGGGAAAGATATTCTGGAAGGTATCATTTCTGGTGTGGCACGGGTTCTGAACCTGACAAAACCTTTGGCCGATATTCTGCTGGATGCGGCATCGGCTGCCGGTGAATTTGCTTCGGAGATCACGAAAGGGCTTCACCCGCTGGATACCATTGGTACTTGGGTGACCAATTTTGTGGATGCGGCTGCTCCGGTGTTTTATTCTTTTGGCTCTGTTGCGGACAAGATCTTTGCACAGCTTGCACAGGGTGCGAAAGAAGCATTCAATGAATTTGACCCAGAGAAACTGAATCAGTTTATTCTGGGCGGCATGGGAGCCAGTATGTTGGTCTCCCTCAAGGGGTTCTTTGAAAGCATCAAGTCCATCGGTTCCAGTGCAAAGGATGCGGTCGGCGGTATCAAAGACTGCATCGAATCTCTGGGCGAGGCAGTCGATGCGTGGAAATCGGCCAAGAAGGCGGACACTTTGATGACGATCGCCAAAGCAGTGGCCCTGATGGCTGGTTCTTTGGCGGTTCTCTCCATGGTGAAAGCAGACCGGCTTGGTGCTGCGATCGGTGCACTGACTGTTACGTTCGGTGAACTGCTGGGTGTGATGGCAGTGATGACCCAGCTGACGAAGAACGTGCAGAGCCTGAAGCTGAGTGTTCTCGCCGGTGGAATGGTGGCAGTTACGGCAGCCGTTCTGGTCCTTTCGGGTGCGTTGAAAGTCATTTCGACCATTGACTCTGATAAGCTGCTAGGAAGTGTGGCCGCCCTTGGTGGTGTTATGCTCGAGTTGGCCGCAGTTGCGGCAGTTCTCTCGAAGGATGGCGGGCGCTTTACGAAAGGCACTGCCGGGATGATGGCCTTTGCAGTGAGCATCCGAATCCTTGCTTCAAGTGTGAAAGCATTGAGTGGGCTGAACCTTACCTCTCTTGGGAAGGGTATCGGTGCGGTTGGCGCTTTATGTGCCGAGCTTATGATATCTGCCAAGATGATGGATGGCGTGAAATTTGGCATCGGAAAGGGAACGGGCCTCGTTCTGATGGCAGCATCCATGGAGATCCTTCAGGATGCGGTTGCGAAGTTCGCCGAGATGGATCTGGAATCCATTGGACGTGGGCTGCTTGCCATGGCAGGTGGGCTGGCAGCATGTGTGGCCGCTCTGAATTTCTCAAAAGGAACCATTGGCAGTGCAATCAGCCTGACCATGATGGCTGCGGCAGTGAATCTTCTGGTTCCGGCATTCCAGGGGCTTGGAAATCTGAGCTGGGAAGCAATTGGTAAAGGACTGCTGACCATTGTGGGTGCTTTTGTGGTGCTGGGTGGCGCGGCAGTCATACTTTCGCCTGTAACGCCGGTCATTGTGGCATTAAGCCTCTCGCTAAGTGCACTGGCCCTGAGCCTTGGTGCACTGTTGGCATTGAGCTCTGCCGCAAACTTTGTACAGAATCTGGCATCTAGCCTAAGTTTGCTGAACGGCCTGAATTTCCAGGTATTTTTGAACGGCATCAAGGCACTGGCATGGACGCTGGTCGAATTTATCGCCGGTGTTTTCCAGGGTCTGGCCGAGGTGGCAAGCAGTCTGGTGACTTCAATCGCCAAAATCATCAAGGCTATCTGCGACGCGATCATTCTGGCGGCCCCCTCGATCGGACAGGCGCTGTATGTTTTGGGCACAACTGTGATCGATACGGTGGTGAGCCTGACAGAGTATATCTGGGAGAAAATCGAGCCAGCACTGAACGACCTCTGGACGAAATTCACGACCTGGGCAGGGAGCCACAACCCGCTCGATCCGAAAAACTGGGGCGGGCAGGATAAGGGCGTTTCGGCCCAGACATTCGTGCTGCCTTTTGCGGATATTCTGGATGAGCTGAAAAACGGCGATTCCATGATGGCGGGCATCTATCAGGCATTTGCAGGCATCGGTAAAAATGCAAGCGAGGGCATGAAAGAAGGCCAGCTTGACGGTAAGAAGGAAGCCGCAGATGCTTCAGAAGAAGTTGCGAACGCGGTCATTGAGACCAGCAAAACGACTTTCGATTCTCATTCTCCATCCCGGGTGATGGCAGAACTTGGCCGGTATGTGACCGTGGGACTGGCGGAAGGCATTGCCGACCCGAGTGCACTGGCACAGGCCAAGGCGAACATGCTGAACGTGGCTTCTTCCATCCGAAGCGTATTTACGACATTCTGGGGCATCCATTCGCCCAGTGACCTGGCAGCAAGCGACAGCGAGAACATTCTCGAGGGCGCACTATTGGGTATCGGTGACAAGCAAAAACAGGAAGAACTCCGGCAGGCAAGCTATTCTGGCGCGTTGGTGATGAAGGACGGCTTCCTCCAGGCTATCGACGAGACGACCCTTGCGATCCAGAAGAAGATGCCTGAGCTCTACAATGCGTTCAAGCTGAGCACCCTGCACCCTGGCAATCTAATTTATCAAAATGGATTGTCTACCGCGATGGATGAGTTCAGCGATGCAATGGATGATGCAATTGTCATCCCCGGCAAAACCGGCCTGAAGAAAGCGGGCAGCAGCCGGAACGCAACAAAATCCGAAATTGCAAATGCCAAGCAGGGAAACGCGGATGCCCAGAAGGCACTGAACGATCCGTATGGCATCCTCGGTAACTGGTGGCAGAAAGCACAGGACGCTGTGGCCGACGCAGTCACCCCGACCAGTTCCACGAAATCCAAAGTTTCCAAATCCGGCAAATCACTGGCAGACACGCTGGCGAGTGCCTACTCTGACCAGCTGAAGGCCAACAAGACCGAGATGTCCAACGCCACCGGCGAATACGCGCTGTGGGAAGTGACGGGCGGCGACACGGCCACGGTGGAAGAGCTCATCACCAAGAAGACCGAGAGTCTGACAAGGGAGATCGAGCTCCAGACCAAACGGGTGGGCATTGCGAAAGAGCAGTACGACACCCTGCTGGCCAAGGTGGGTGCAAACAACAGCAAGACCAAGGACGCATACGGTACCCTGCTGAGCGAGCAGAAGACGCTGGCGGAGCTTCAGAGAAGCAAGCAGGACAGCATCCTGAAGGTCATTCAGGAGCGATACGAGACCGATGCCAAGACCGCTGAGGACGAAT